GGACACTCGTTCAAGGATTCTCTCGTACCTACTAAGAGTACTGACTCTATGTGGGTGCGCCGCAATAGGTAATCTAGGTTCCAAACCTAGAGCCTGGGGTATGTCAGATATATGGTCGAGCCATTTCCAATGACTCATTACCGTTTTCTGGAATACCGTTCGCACCTTCTCGTCGAAGGTGTCAGTGTCAACTACTAAAGTATGACACTGCGGATCATCCATGGCGTTAGCCGTGGCTGGTCTTATGAGATCAACAAGTGACCTCACAGCACTATGCTGAACCCGGTCAAGGATCCTTTCAGTCTCCATAAATGAAGACATCAAGTCCGAACCCGGTTTACTCATATTGAGACCTACAGGTGGTAGAAGATGCATTACTGCATCAAATACTCTCTGTTGTCGGCGTGTCATCAGACAACGCGATCTTTGACCTAGCATTAAAGCCAAGTCTAGGAACGAGTCATTAGACATCTTGCGCCACTTTAGCTGCGGGTATATCGAGGTAGGTGTTATCACCTTTCCAGCGAACTCAGCAAGCTTCGAGGAGGCAAGACTTTTATCTGTAGAATACGGACACCTGACCCTTTCAAGCCAAGTTAGGTATTTCCGATATAGGTCGTGGTCAAGGATAATTATGTCATCCCCCACTACAAAGAACTGCTCAACTCTCATTCCAGAGAGCCAAGCGAGTACGATGCCATGCGTTAATGTAAACGCAAAGAAACTGGGGTTCAAGCCGAGTGGTTGTCCACGTTTCCAGGTGATATCACCTAACTCTGACTTCCAAGTCAGACGGGAAACATCGTGGAACAATTGCACATCTGGTACATTACCAAAGATCGCTCTAAGGACCATCATTTGAAGGTCAAGCGGGAAGTAGTCAGTTGCGGAACTTAAGTCTACAGAATAGACTTCAGAACCGTTAGACAACGCTTTCTGGACAGGGGCAAAAGCCCTTGTTTGATCAAAAGTACAATCCCATGGCAGTGTTGACACAATCCTCCCAAGTTCGTCCTTCAAGGGCAATAAAGCCAATTGAAG